CCGTGGGTGCTGTCGCCGCCCATTGACAGCCCGCCCGATGCCGTCAGCCGGCCGTGGCCGCCGGGGATGTTGATCTCGCCCGACGTGGCCGCGCCGCCCGTCAACGCCACGGCGTTGCCGCCACCGGTGGGGGCCGAGCCACCGCTGCCGGTGATGGTGGTGCCGCCGGCGTCGAAGGTGCTGCTGCTGCCGGCGTTGCCGTTGGTGGAGTCGACGCTCACGGCCGTGCCGCCGGCACCGCTGACGTAGGCATAGCTGGTGCCAGGCGTGCACGCAAAGGTGCGGATGGCGGTGCCGCCGGCAGGGCCGCCGCAGCCGGTGCCGCCGTCGCGCCGGCCGCTGGCGCCACCGCCCACCGTGGTGGCCCGAGCCACGCGGATGCCCAGCGGCGCCACCCAGTTGCCTGAGCCGGTGAGCACCTCGGTGCGCGAGCCGCGCAGCTTGATGGTGCGCAGCGCGCTGCCGTCGCAGTACACCAGCAGGGCGAAGCCGGCGTACTGGGTGCCGGTGGTGAGGCCGTCGATGGTCTCGCTGCTGCTGGGGTCGTGGGTGATGGTGCCCGAGCGGCAGTCGGCAATGCACCACCAGCCGGCACCCAGCGTGGCACACGCCGAGTAGGAGAGCGTGAAGGTGCCCGTGAGCTCGAGCACCTTGCCGCTGTCGCTGGCGATGGCCGTGTCGGTGCTGCTGATGGCGCGCCGGCCGAGCGACAGCGCGCCCCCGGCGTTGGCGGCTGCAGCCAGCGCGTTGAGCTCGGTGCCGAAGGTGGCCAGCGACGCCACCCACGCATCCCCCCGCGCGGCAAAGGTGGCAGGGTCGGTGCGGCTCGGTGCCGTCGGCAATGCGGTGATGGTGGGCAGAGTCATGCGATCCCCTCGATCTCGAGGCTGAGGAAGCTGTAGTCGGGCGTGGTGAGCGGGCAGTCGAAGTCGCGGAACCAGCCGAAGATCTGCAGCGCCTCGTAGCTCGTCGTGGCGCTGCCGGCGCACCACACACCCAGCGTGGCGCGCAGCGCGCTGAGCTTGCGCAGCACCGTGTCGATGCGCGCACGCTCGACGCGCACGCTCAGGCCCATGCGCTTGGCGAAGCTGCGTTGCACCAGCTCGGTCCGGCCCCAGTCGTCGGTCTCTTTGCGGCTGTAGTCGATGATCCCGGGCCGCGCGCCGACCTGTGCCTCACCGATGACGGTGGACATGCCCACCACCAGGTTGCCGCAGCTGACGCTGCCACCGGTGCGGGTGATGGTGACGCGCACCTCGGCGTCGCCGATGGGCGGCAGCTCGGTCACCACCAGCGTGGTCTTGACGCCGATCTCGCTGTAGAAGTACTCGTACCAGTCGGCCACGGCGTCGCCGGCGCCGGTCATGGTCCAGGTCTGGTCGTAGAACGTGCCCTCGGCCACGGTGGTCATGCGCACGCGCACGGTGTGGGCGTCGACGTCGAACAAGGCCAGCGCGTCGATGCGGCCGGGCTCGAGCACGACGTCGATCTCGGTGGTGGCCGTGGTGCTGGTGCCGCTGGCCTGGTCGAACATCTTCCAGCGGTTGGTCGGGCTGACCTCTGACCAGTAGGCGGCATTGGCTGCCGAGGTGGGGTCCTTGTTGGTGTGGGCCTGGATGCACTCCCAGATCTTGTGCACGTCGGTGGCCACGTAGCGCACGCGGTCGGCCACGCTGTAGGCGGTGGCGTTGCTCCACGCGGTGTGGTCGGTCTCGGCCACGCTGGAGCTGGTGAGCATGGCGTCGGTGAGCGTGACAGGCACGATCACGCGCATGTCAGTGGCGCGGCTCATGGCGTGGTCTCCAGTGTGGTGCCCTCGGCGTTGCGCACGGGCACGCCGTCGCCGTCCCAGCGGCGCACCTGGCGCGAGATGCCGTTGAGCTGCTCGACCTCGGCCGAGCCGATGGCCAGGCTCTGCTCGCGCAGGCGCACCACCTCGGCCCGCAGGGCCTGCACCTCGGCGGCCAGCTCACCGCCCAGCAGGGCGCGCGAGCTGTCGGCGTCGAACACGCGCGACATCGGCGGCAGCGCCACCACCTCGGGGCCACGCTCACCCACCAGCGCCAGGCCGCCGCGGCCGAAGGTGCCGCCAGCGGCGAAGGCCGGCAGGCCCATGGCCTGTGCCCAGGCCAGCACGGTGTCGCCGGTGCCGGTGAGCTTCTGCAGGTCGGCGCTGCTGATGCCGAAGGCCACCGCCTCGCGATAGATGGCGTCGAGCGCGCCGGCGCCGAACTGCTCGGCCACCCAGGCCTTGAGCGCCGACTCGGCGAAGACTCGGCCGTCTTTGCCGATGAGGGTCAGGCCGGTCACGCCATCCTGCTGGATGGCCGCGGCACCGCCGGTGCTGAGGTAGCGCTGGAAGCCGCCGCCGATGTCGACGAAGCGGCCGGTGTCCTGCAGGTTGGCCAGCGCCTGCTGCGCCTCCAGCATGCCGTTGACGGCGTCGCTGTAGCGCTGCAGCAGCGTGCCCAGAGGGTCGAGGATGGCCAGGCCGCTGAAGTCCATGGCCTGGGTGCGGCGCTCGAACTCCTCGAGCGCCGAGCGGGCGCCGCTGAGGCGGTCTTGCAGCTGGCGCCACTCGTCGGCCAGGCTGGCCGGCGGCGTGGCCTGGCCGAGCGCTTCGACCAGGGCGCGGGCGCCGGTGAGGTCGTCGAGCGCGCCGGTGAACTGGCCCAGCAGGTTGACGGACGCCGCACCGAAGGCCAGCCCGGCCGCGCTGGCCTGGTCGACGGCCTGGCGCAGGGTCTGCGCAGCGGCGGCGCTGGCCAGCACGGCGGCGGCCTGCTCGGCCTCGGCCTGCAGCACGGCCGCAGCGCTCAGGCCGAACTCGTCGAGCAGGCGCTGCAGCTCGTCGCGGGTGTCGCGCAGGCCCAGGTCGACGCCGGCGGCGTTGACGCGCTCGATGGCCGTGGCCAGGCTGGTCTGCGCGGTGGTGAGCCCGGCCAGCGCCGCGCCGAAGGCGTCGGCCTCGGCCGTGGGCAGCGCCAGGCCGAACGCCGCCGCCTGCACCGTGGCGGCCGCCAGCTCGGTGGCTGCCACCTGGCTGCGCGCCGCGGCCAGCTCCTGCGCACCGGTGGCCGACGCGATGGCGGCCTCGGCGGCGCTGTACTGGTCGAGCAAGCCGGCCAGCGCGTCGCGCTGGTCGGCCAGGCCCAGGTCGACGCCGGCAGCGGCGGTGCGATCGACCATGGCCTGGTAGGTGGCCTGCAGGCTCTGGAACTGCGCCAGTGCGGCTGCGAACTCGCCCACGCTGGCCTGCTCGGCGATGCCGACGCTGCGGGCCTGGTCGGCCGCGGTGTTGTACGCGGTGAGCGCGGCCGCCGCGGCTGCCTGCGACTGGCGCCACTCGGCCAGCAGGTCCACCGACGTGGCGGTGAGCGCGGCGCCCGATTCCGCAGCCGCGGCGCGCAGGCTCTCCACCTGGGCCAGCGCGCGGGCCACCTCGGCCTGGGCCTGCACGATGGCCTCGGCGTCGCTCATGCCGCCGCTGGTGACGGCGGCACTGGCGGCACGGCCCTGCACCTGGCCGAGCACCTGGCGCACCAGGCGCACGTCGGCGTCGTACTGTGCCGCGGTGGAAGAGCCGCCGCGGCTGGCGTCGAGGAACTGCCGCGCCACGCCCAGCAGCTGGCCGGCGGCCTGGGCGTCGCCACGGCCGGCGGCGTCGGCCACCTGCAGGAACTGCGAACGGCCAACGGCCGGGGCGCGGCGCAGATCCTGCACCGAGCCGGTGAGCTCGAGCAGGAAGTCGCCGATGCCGTCGCGCAGGCTGCCCATGCGCCGCGCCAGCTCCTCGGTGGTGTCTGCCGTCTTGCCCTGCAGCGCGGCCAGGCGCTCCATGGCCTGCTGGTAGTCGCCCTGGGCCGTGATGAAGGCCTCGGTGATGCGCTGCTGCGCCGTGGCCTGCAGCGCGGCGGCCGCATCGGCCGAGCCGCGCAGGCCCGACAGCGCCGACAGCACGCCACCCCGCGCGCCGGCCACGCCGTTGCGCTGCTGCTCGAGCAGCCCGGCGATGGAGGTGGCGGCCGTGACGCGGCCGGCCAGGGCGTTGCGCAGGGTGTCGCCGGCCTGGGCCAGGGCACGCGCGGCGTCGTCGGCGCGGCCCACCAGGCTGGACAGCGCCGACAGCACGCCGCCGCGGGCCTGGTCGGCCACCTCGCGCTGGCGCTGGATGAAGTCGTTGATGGCACCGGCCAGCGAGCTGCGCTGGGCCAGCGCGGCCTTCAGGTCGGCGGCGGCACGGTCCACGCGCGTGGCGGCCTGCTCGGCGGCCTCGGCGATGCTGTCGAAGGCGGCACTGGCGCGCTGGCCAGCGGCCTCGAGCGCGGCCGATGCGCGCAGGCGCAGATCGTCGAGCGCGGCCTCGGCGCCGGTGAGCTCGGCGCGCAGCCCGGCGCCGAAGTCGGCCAGGCTCTGCAGCGCACCGCGCACGTCGCCCTGGCTGAGCAGGTAGCGCTGCTGGGCGGCGGTGATGGCGTCGAGCGCGCGGGCGTTGGCCTCGGCACCGGCCGCGGTGGCCGTGGCCAGGGCCTGCTGCGCGGCGGCTGCGGCCTGGGCCACGGCGGCGGCGTCTTCGTAGGCGTAGATCTGCTCCTGCAACGCGCGGTTGCTCACGTCCAGCGCGGCCAGCTCGCGCCGGCGCAGCTCGCCGGTGTTGCCCTGCAGGCGCAGCAGCTGGCCTTCGAGCCCGGTGCGCTCGCGGTCGATCTCGGCCTGGCGGGCCAGTGCGTCGGCCAGCGTGGCGCTGCCGGCGGCGGCGTCCTGCATCAGCGGGTTGAGCGCCGCGAAGGCGCCGCTCACGCCCAGCAGCGCGGCATAGCTGCGGCGGCCGGCCTCGGTGGTGAGGTCCTGACTCTCCACGAGCTGGCGGAAGGCGTCGCGCGTGCTGGGCACGGCCAGGCCCACATCGGCCAGCGTGGCGGCCAGCTTGGCCTGCTCCATGCCGGCGCGCTCCTGCTCGCTGAAGAACTCGCGATAGAAGGTGTCGAGGTTGGTCTGCAGGCCGCTGAGCCCGCCGCTGAAGCCGGCCAGCGAGGCCACGGCGTCGCTGCTGAGCTGGGCGATGACGCCGAAGGTGCCGCCCATGGGCTGCAGCGCATCCTGCAGCGCGTCGAAGCCCGCCTGCAGGCTGGTGATGCTGTCGGCTGTGGCCTTGATTTTGTCGAGGTCGGCGCTGTCGCCCAGCGCGGCCAGCTGCTCGCGGGCCCACTGTGGCAGCTCGATGGCGTCGAGCGCCTGGCGCACGGTGGCCGCCACGTCCAGGCTGTACTGCTCGAAGGCCTTGGTGCGGTCTGAGGTGTAGGTGTTCTTGGCGTCGTTGTTGATGGTGCCGGCGATCTGCGCCAGGCGCTCGCCGTCGCGGTAGACCTGGAAGCCGGCGAAGGTGTTGTCGACCCCATCGGCCGCGAACTTGGCCTGCGCGCTGAAGGCGGCCGTGCTGCCGAAGGTGCGGCTGAGCGAGTTGAGCAGCTGCACCGAGCTGCCGGCGATGAGCTTGAGCGCGGTGTCGGTCTCGGTGTTGAGGTTGCGCAGCACGCCGCCGGGGTCGTCGCCACCGGTGCGCACGCCCTGCAGGTCGGCGGTGACCACGCTGCCCAGGTGCGGCGTGCCGCTCTTGTCGAGGCTCTTGGCCAGGCTGTACAGCACCGCGGCCGCCATGGCATAGGGCCCGGCCGCCGCAAGGGCCGAGCCGGCAGCGCTGGGCGCCGCGTAGGCGTAGCCCAGCGCGTCGACCGCGGTGGTGCCCAGCCCCAGCGCCTGGCCCACGCCGCTGGAGGCAAACCCCGCCAGCGCGTTGCTGATGCCGCCGCCGATGGTGCCCAGCCCGCCCAGGATGCCACCACCGATGCCGCCGCCCGGTGCCAGCACCTGCTCCAGGCCGTAGGCGTTGGCGCCGCTGAACAGGCTGCCGAACATCGAGCCGTTGCTGGCGAACGACTGGGTGTAGCCCGCCACCTGCAGCGGGTTGATGCCGGCCAGGGCACGGGCGAAGGGCGCGGCGGTCATCTCGACGATAGGGCGCAGCACCTGGGCGCGCACCATGCCCTTGATGTACTCCCATGCCGAGCGGCCGCCCTGCATGAGCGCGTCGGTCAGCGACTGGCCGATCTGGTCGGCGGTGCGCTCCCAGGCCTGCGCAGCCGCTTCAGCGGCGCGCTCGTTGGCCTTCAGCGTCTCGTTGCTGCCGATGATCTTGGCCAGCGCCTCGCGCTTGGCGATCTCTTCATCGAGCAGCTTCAGCGCCTCGGGGTTGTTCACCAGCGCGGCGCGGCTGTCGCGCAGCCGGGCGATGGTGACGCGCTCCAGCGCCTCGGCCAGCGAGATGTGCCCGGTCTTGGCCAGGGCCGCGGCCTTCATCTCGTCTTGCAGCGACTCGATGCTGGCGTCGACGCCCTTGATGGCCTGCTCGCGCACGGCCAGCTGCGCCTGCATCCAGTCGGTAATTTCCTGCTCGCCCTCGGCGCGCTCCTTGGCGAACTGCAGCGCCGAGCGGCCACGCGCCAGGGCCTGGTCGTCGAGCTGGGCCTTGAAAGCGGCGAACTCGGCCTCTTCCTGCGCCTGCCTGACGATGCCCTCGATGGCGTCCTTGACGCGCAGCCGCTCAGCCAGGCTGAGCTTGTCGGCAGCGCTGGCCAGCTTGTCGTAGAGCTGGATCTGCAGCTGCCGAGCGGCGGTGATCTTCCCGCCCGCGGCGGCCTCTTCCTCCTGCGTCATGGCCAGCTGGCGCAGGTCGCCCATCAGCGAGCGGTAGGCCTCGCCCAGGTTCTTGTTGGCCTTGAGCTGCTGGTCGATGGCCTGCTGCTCTTTGGCGGCGCGCTTGGAGGAGCTGTCGGCGGCGGCGTCTTCAGTCTTGATCCGCGCCTTCAGCGCTGCCTCTTGAGCGCGCAGCTCGGCCAACTGCCCCGTCATGGCCTCCTTGACGCGACCAATGGCCCTTTCCTGCTGCGGCAGCAGACTGGTGATCCGCTCTTGAACTACCGCGAGCTCGCTGGCCGCACTGTCTTCGCCGATGCTTTTCAGCAACCTCCAGGTTGCGGACACAACCTTGTTGACGGCCAGCCAGCTCTTCTCCAGATAGCCCAGGTTCTTGGTCTGCTCAGGCACACCATCGTTCAGCAGTTTCAGCGTCAGCGCCACCGCCTGCTGCGCCTTGCCTTGATCCTCGAGCTGCTGGATCTGCTTGAACTGCGCCAGCGTGAGGAAGTTGTACTGCTTGTTGAGGTCGGCCGCGCCGCGGGCCACGTCGGAGAGCATGCTGACAAAGCGCTTGGCGATGCCGCCGGCGTCTTCCCCGGTGGCCAGCGACAGCCGCTCGGCAGCCACGGCGGCCTCGCGCAGCGCGTCGCCACTGAGGCGGCCGCTGGCGGCCAGCTGCAGCAGGGTGTCGCGCGCGCTGCCGATAGTGTTGCCCGATGCGGCCTGCACGGCGCGGGCCATGGCATCGAAGCGATCGGCCGTGAGGCCCGCGGCGTTGCCGGTGATCTCCAGCGTGCGGCGCAGCTTGGCCATCTCGTCGCTGCCGCCCTTGGCGGCCGTGAGCAAGATGCCCAGCGCACCACCCACCCCCAGCAGCGCCACGCGCGTGGGCGTGAGCAGGCTGCCGATGGCGCGGATGGCGTTGCCCATGCCGCCGAAGCTGTCCTTGACCTGGCCGCCCTGCTGGATGAGCACCAGCAGCGGGTTCTGGCCGCCGGCGAGCTGGGTGAACACGTCGGTGAGCTGGGCCGGCAGCGTGCGCATGGCGGCAGACGTCTGGCGCACGCTGACGCCGAGCGCATCCATGCCGCGGCTGGCCTGCGCCAGCGAGGTGCTGTTGACCACCACGCCCATGCGCTGCGCCGCCTGGCCCACGCTCTCGAAGGCCTGCGCGGCCTGGGGTGCACCGTCGACGGCGAACTTGTAGCGAAACTCGAGCGTCATGGGGCGCGCACCTGGTCAGCCGGCCGGGGCGAGCGGCCGTTGCTGCTGCTCGCGCTGTTGCTGGCGCTCCTGCTCGCGCTGGCGCCAGACGTCGAGCACGGCCAGCTCGCAGGCCCGCAGGCCTGCCCACACTTCGCGGCGCTCGTCACCGTGCAGGGCCAGCTCGTCCACCCACGCGCGCACGCCGGCGTAGTCGAGCCCCGTGGGGCCCGACGGGCCGTCGCGCCATTGAGTCTGCACATCGAGCCAGACGCGCCACGCGGCGACGTTGTCGGGCCAGAGGTAGTACTCGGCGGGCGCGTCTGCGCGCCGCGCGGCCGGGCCGAAGAAGGCGCCCAGCCCCGCGACATCGGGCCGCAGGTGCTCGGCCGGCTGCTGGGCCGAGCGGTATTGGCTGTCGAGTGCACAGACACGGGCGAGCGCTGCTAGTTTTTTTCGCGGCCGCCTGCCTCGTCGCTGTAGACGCGCAGGATCATCGGCGCCAGGCGCATGCGGCGCTCGAGCAGCTGGCCGAAGGCGTCAGCGCTGAACGGCACCGGCTTGCCCTCGTCGTCGACAACGCCATCCCAGCCGACCACGATCTCCTGCACGAACTGCTGGACGTTGCGGTCTGCGCGCTCCATGGCAGCGACGAACTCGCTGCTGGTGAGGCGCCGCGCGGTGACGCGGAAGTCGAACGCCTCGCTGGCGCCGGTTTCGGTGACATCGACCCCGGCGACCTTGAAGGTCACCAGGTTGCTCACTGTGATCTTGATGCTCATGAGTGCCCGTACTCAGTGGATTGGCCCGAGCGTGAGGATTGGCGGGGCGCGCACCTGCTCGGGCCGCACCGGTGCAACCGGGTCGCCCCGGCCTGCCCCGCCAAAACCGATCAGGAGGCGTAGCTGATGAGGCGGCCCTGCACGGCGATGGCCACGTCGACCGAGTTGGCCTGGCCGCGCTGGTAGCGGGGCATCTCGCTGACGCCCATCTGGCCGTAGGCGTAGGCCACGCCGCCGCTGCCGCCGACGATCTTGATGCCCACGCGCGTGCCCACACGCGACAGCGCCAGCATGGCCAGGTAGGTGGCGTTGCTGGGGTCGTGGCCGAGCGTGGCGGTGATGTTGACGGGGTTGAAGCCCAGCCACTGCGAGATGGCGTTGCGGCGCGCCAGCGGCTCGATCTGGCCGAAGCGCGGATCGCCGCCGCTGCTCTGCAGGTTGAGCACCTGCGGGATCTCGACCCACGAGGAGACCAGCTGCGCCGTGCCGGTGCCGCTGCCCGAGGGGAAGAACGTGGTGTTGGTGCTGTTCAGGCCGAGCAGCTGGAAGGTGTCGGCCGACTGCTGGTCGACCTTGAAGAGGCTGTCGTCGGCGTCTTCCCAGCCGCTGTCGATGAGCACGATGTCGTTGTCGACGTAGCCGTGCGCGACCGAGGTGGCGACGGCGGGGTCGGCGTTCGTGACGGCGCTGATGGTCTTGGCCGACGCGAAGGTCGACGAGTAGTAAAGGCGCGTGCCTTCCGGGAAGTTGTAGGCCATGGTGAGTACTCCGAGTTACTCCAGGGTGGAGGTGGTGGTGATGTGGGTGACGATGAGGGCGAGGGTCACGGTGACGACCGACTGGTCGGCCTCATCGACGGCCCAGCGGATGTCGGGGTCGAGCGTCACGGACACGGCCCCCGGAGGTGGCGCCATGGCGTCGAGCCTGGCGTAGGTGCTGGCGAGCAGCGAGTCGACAGCGGTCTCGGCGTCGACGCCGGCCGCGGCACGTGCGAGCAGGTGCACGATGACCGGCGTCTGCCACTGGCGCGCTGCGCCGTACAGGGCGACCAGCTCGCCGCGGCTGCGCATGAGCGACACGCGGATGCCCTGCGTGTGCTCGGTCGGCAGCGGCACTTCGCGGCCGGCCAGCACGTGGCCGGAGGCCAGTGCAGGGGTCTGCAGCAGCGCGGCCTTGACGGCGTCGCGGATGGCGAGGAACTGGCTGCTCATGGCTGCCGCCTCATGCCGCCCGGCTCAGCCGCACCAGCGACAGGCCGGTGCCATCGGACTCGACCTCGCGCACGGTGAAGGTGCCGGCCGGCACCACGAGCGTGGAGCCGTAGGCGCCAACCGGCAGGCTGGCCGTGGCGATGATGACCTGCGGCTGCGCCGCCATGACGCCGATGTCGCCCAGCTCGTTGACGACCGGCGCATCGAACAGCACGCGAACCGGCTCGCCGGCCAGCGTGCCGTCGACGCCGAAGTCGACGAGGTACGGGGTGAACGATTCGGCGAACGCCATGGCGGTGCGGCCTGGTTGCAGGTGGGCGGGTCAGCCAGCCGCGGGGTCGGGGTCAGCGTCGCCGGCGGCGGCCTTCTTGGCTGCCTTGCTGGCGGCCTTCATGGCCGAGCGCACAGCCTCGATGCGCGCCTCGGACGCCGTGGCCACCTTGGTGCGGCTGCGGTCGTCCTTGGGCTCGATGTACAAGGCCTTGCCGGCCGCCACGATGGCGTGCGCGACGTCGGTCTCGAACTCGGCGACGGTGTTGGCGTCGTAGTGCGCCGGCCCGTCCATGGTGGGCGCCGCGCAGGCGTGGGTGATGAGCAGCTTCATGGTGCTTCAGTCCCTTGCGATCAGGTGCGCAGCGCGTCGAGCATGGCGGCGAAGGAGGCCGCACGCCGCGCAGCCACCGACACGTCCTGCAGCGCCACCAGGCGGCGGCCGCCGGAGGTGGCCAGCACCGAGGTGTCGAGGATCAGGTCGAGGCCGCCCCACATGCCGATGAGCAGGTCGGCCCAGTTGCCGAAGAAGATGGCCGAGCACACGCCCGAGCTGCTGCCCTTGGTGAGCGCGCTGCTGACGTTGTTGCTGACGCCGGCGCGGTAGCCCAGCACGGTGTTGTCGGCACCCCAGACCGGCACCCCGTTGGTGCTGGCGAACTGCTGCGTGCCGCGCAGCTGGGCGCGCATCTTGGCGTTCGTGAGGAACCCCATGTTGCCCACGTCGGCGTTGGCGATGGCGACCTGCTCTTCCAGCGAGATCATGTTGAGGTAGGTGGGCGCGGCGCCGTTGGTGCCGCCGGCCACGCTGCCGATGCCGGCCGTGGCGGCCAGGCCGGTGGGCTGGCCCGAGCTGCCGCTGCCGTGCAGCGCGGCGCGGTCGATCTCGACGGCGATGCCGGCGGCCAGGTCGGCCCGCACCAGCGCCTCGATGGCCGGGGTGGTCTGCAGCAGCGTGCGGCGGCTGTAGTCGGTGAACATGCCCACCGTCTTCGGGCTCAGGGTGACCTGGCCGGTGGTGAGCTCGCTCTCGGTGACCGCGCTGCCTTCTGCCACCCAGTAGGTGGACGCGCCGGCCGTCTGCGACGGAATGGCGACGTTGCCGACCAGGCCGTCGAGGATGGTGCCGCCCATGTTGGCGACCATCATGCGGGCACGCAACAGCTCGATGAAGCTGCTGGCCAGCAGGTTGGTGGCGACCAGGTTGCCGGCGGCGGTGGCGCTGCCGACGGTCAGGTCACGCTGCTGGCCGTGACGGCCGGCGCGGGCCAGCAGCGCGGCCGCTTCGGCAGCGGCGGTGCGGTCGAACACCAGCGGAGCGGCGATGACGTCCCAGGGAACCGAGGCGCCGCTGGCGCGCTGGTTGCCGAGGTGGCGGGTCTCGTCGACCGGCATGACCTGGCGGGCCGAGATGCTGCACTCCAGCTCGAAGGCGGCCAGCTCCTGGGCGCGCTTGTCGCCGGGCTCGAGCAGGGCGTACATCAGGCGCGTGACGCTGTAGCGCTTGACTTCCTTCTCGCTCATGCCGATGGCCGGCGACTGCACGGCGGGCTTGAGCTGGCCGCGCTCGACGAGCTTGTCGAGCACCAGGGCGCGGAAGGCGTCCAGGCCGACACCGTCGGCGATGGCCTTGTCGGCCTCGGCCGCCAGGTGGTGGGCATGGCCCATGGCGCGGATGGCCTGGATGCGCTCGCGCTCGGCACGGCGGCCGTTGTCTTCGATGACGCGGATGTCCGGCTGCGTGGCTGCCGGGGCGGCGGTGGTGGTGTCGCTCACGGGAATCTCCTTCAGTTGAGCGGGGATGGCCTCGGCGGCCATGGAGCGGCCGACGCCGACAGTGGTGTCGGCCGGCACGGAAACGATGGACACCTCGTAGGGCGTCCAGCGGGTGACTCGGTAGGTGGACTGGTCGTCGGTGCGGCTTTCGAGCACCATGTCGTCGATGGAGTAGCCCACCGACACCAGCTCGCGGATGCCGTCCTGCACGTCGCGGAAAATCTCGTCGCCCAGCGCGCCGCGGCTGAAGCGCACGACGGCGCGGCACTTGCGATCGCTGTCGACCCAGCCGCGCTCGACGACGCCGATCTGCATCGACGGGTCGTGGTTGAGCAGCAGCGGGTGGCGGTTGTTGAGCCGCTCGAGGTTGACGGCGCCAGCGGTGCAGTCGAGCACCTCGGTGCCCCACCAGCGCTCGTAGGGCTCGGTGGAGGCGAACGCCAGCTCGACGGTGCGGGCTTCGACGTCGATGGTGTCGCGCTGGTAGCGCATGGCGCGGCGCTGCACCTGGCCGGCGGCCTGGCGCACGTTGTCGGGGACGGCGGCCATGGCCGCGGTGGGCTTGTCGAGGATGGTGGTGCTCATGTCACGCGGCCGTCAGGCCTCTCCGTTGGCGATGAGCCGCAGGCGCAGCGCCTGGCGCGCTGCCGCGGTGCTGTTGGGGTCGGCGGGGTCGGACGGGTCGGCGCTCGACGAGCCCGCCGGCCGGCCTGCCATGGGCGGCATGTCGGCCGTTTTCTCGGCCCACTCGCGCAGCTCGGCCAGCACTTCGTCGGGGTCGTCGCCGCTTTCGGTGATGACGCGCTGCGGGCTGGTGAGGCGGGCCTCGATGCGGCTGCGCTGGGCCTCGGTGGTCTTGAGCAGATCGAGCGGCTGCCAGCGGTGCGGCTGCCAGCGCACGCTGGCCTGATAGAGCGCCAGGCGGTCGAAGGCCAGGCCGTCGAGCTCGGGCGCGGCCACCAGCGCATAGGTGAGCCAGCGCTCGTGCACGGGCTGCACGAAACTCTCGACGAACCACTGCTGCAGCCCCATCCACATGGTGCGCTCGCCCTCCAGGCCGAGCTGGCCGGAGCTGTAGTTCACGGCCTCGAGGTCGTTGCCCAGGGTGATGTAGGCCACATCGAGCGCGC